ACCTTGTCTGTTGCATCTGCTGCTGCAGTTGATACTGAAGCTGCATCGCCTGATACTCTGAGAGCGGCCTCTGCTGCTACCTTAGTGGTTGCATCTGTTGCTGCTGCAGTAATTGCTGCAGACTGTGCAGAAGATGCTTTTGAACTTGCATCTGCTGATGCTGTAGCTTCTGCTGCAGACTGTGCTGCTGCTGCTGCACCTGCTGCATCAAATACGCCAGATTTTACGGATAGTTTTCCAGCTCCGTTGACTTCAAGTTGGGTTGCTTCTACTGATTTTACAAGAGTAGCACCACCAACAAGATTGAGGATATAACTATCTCCACCTGTTTCTGTAAGTATGTTTTGGCCATTGATAGTACCTGAAGTACCTTCAACAATGAGGCCAGATTTAATTCTAAAGTTTTTTGTTACTGTTGCCATTTATATGACTCCTCTTACTGCTTTTTTTTGTTATGCTTTAAGCGCTGTTCTTGAAAATCTAACTGAAATAGAACCAGAAACAGGGGTGATTCTTAAACTAATTATACCTGAGTTTTCTTCAAAAGTATAACTAAATAGACTTGTATTTGTGTTTGATATGATGTTTGACTCTGAAACCATTATGTTTGTTCCATCATGTGAAGCGAGGATTTCTGATGTGTAGACATCTGTTCCCTTTGTTACCTGAAGATTATAATTGACTGTTCTCCAAGTAGCCTTTGCAAATGAGTCTACGTTAGTTGGATTTTCAATTCCATAAACAGAAAGATCATTGTTGCCTTCTAGTCCCAGAAGTTCTACGACGGCGTCTGTGCTATTGTCTAGATCTCCCAATATAGAAACTATGTCGTTTATTTTATATGTTATAGAATTTGTATCTGTAGATCCGTCTATTCCAACTTTTGTTTGTAATGCTTCTATTGCATCATTTGCATTTGAATGCTGTTCTGAATGTGATGGTGCTGATAATGCATCTGATCCGCTTGGATTAATAAGTTGATCTATTGCATTTGGATAACTGGTGGCCATTGGCTACCCCCTTGTGTAAATCGTGTTACTTAGTTAATTATATCCTATAAAACTTTATAAACCAGCCTAATTTACCATTTTTGTAATGGGCATTCTGATGCTAAAATTTTTGTTTTTAACTTCATTAAACATCCGCATTTTCTGCATTGCTTAGTCAATCCGATAAATTCTGGACATGCTTGACATATTGCATATCTTTCTTCTTGAACAGATTCTGAAGCAAATTCAGTGCTTGGATTTAAAAGGTCCCATGGTTTTGTCTCTTTCATATATTATACATCAATATGATCTTATGAAACGAGAACCAAATGTTGGTGGTGCGAAGAAGACTGGTGGTGCGAAGAAGACTGGTGGTGCGAAGAAGACTGGTGGTGCGAAGAAGACTGGTGGTGCGAAGAAGACTGGTGGTGCGAAGAAGACTGGTGGTGCAAAGAAGACTGGTGGTGCGAAGGAAGGTGTTGCACAACCTGCTTGTGCTGCTGCGGATAAAGCTGCTTCAGATGTTGATCTATATTTAAGAACTTCTCTGTTTGAGCTTGGCCCAGTAATAACATCTGTTGGCATTGATGATGCTGTATATGGACCACTAACAGATGGCGCAGAGGCATAAACTCCAGAGAAGTTATTGCAAGCAGAATACCCCTGATAATAAGTTATAGTTTCTGGTGGAGGCGGAGCTACATAAGAATACTTTGATACAGTAATTGTAGGAATAGGAGAAGCATTTACAGATGTTCCTCCTGTAGGAGATTGAGATGCAACAATTCCCTCTTTTGTATAGTCTGCAGTTGAAGTTACTGCACCTACTGAAACATTGTAGCTTGATGTACTAGATGGATTATATGTTCCAACCAAATTTGGAATTGTAAATTGTGCTGGTGCAAAAGCTGGTGGTGCAAAGGCTGGTGTTTCACATCCTGCTTGTGCTGCTGCGGATAAGGCTGCTTCAGATGTTGTCCTGTATCTAATAACTTCTCTGTATGTGCTTGGGCCCGTAGAAATATCTTGTGGTATTGATGATCCTGTGTATGGACCACTAACAGATGGCGCTTGGATATAAGGGGCACCATTATTGTTATTACATGCAGAATAGCCTGCATAATAAGTGTATTGAGGAGCAGCTTCATAAACGTATCTGTATACAGTAATTGTTGGTTTTGGAGATGTGCTTACAGATGCACCAGCTGCTGGAGACTGCATGTAAACTTGTCCCTCTTTTGTATAATCAGTAGTACCAAGTGTTGAGCCATTTGAAATATTATAGTTAGTTGTACCAGAGGGATTATATGTTCCAATTAAATTTGGAATTGTATATGTTGTGGGAGGAACTGGATTTGATTGGGCAGAGTTACTGCTTGCTGTTGCTGAAGTTGTTCTTAAGTCTGTTGTTAAAACATATACAGAAGAAGTTATTGACATATTATCATACTGTGTGGTGTCATAAAGATTTATAGTCTCTGACTCATAAATAAAGGTATTGTCTATTGGAGATCCATTAGCGAACCATTCATAAATGTAGCTATGTATAGAAGATGGGTTTGACCATGTTCCAGTAGTTGAGGCAAATACTCTTCCATTTGAAGTAGATACTGTAGGAGCGACTTGATTAACTGGCAAAGGATTTGTGGGATATATTATAGAAAGCGGTGGTGTTGAAGACCAGGATGTTTCTGTAAATCTTGGAGCTGTTCCAGTAACTGTAATTGTAAATGATCCAAAGGTTGAGCCTCCTTCTCCAAACCTATCTATATCAAATGAGGTAGCGGACGGATCATTTAAAAACGAACTTGCGTATAGTTGCCCATTGTTATATATTACCCACGAGGTTTGATTTATTAAAGTGTTGGTCCAGCTTAACCTTCCTCCCCATGAGAATGATTCCATAGTTGTTGTAACGTAAGGCTTATTTGGTTTTAGATCACTAATTGATGCATTTTTGCCAAGCCCAGTAAGAGCCATTCCAGAAGCATTTGAATTATTTTTTGGATTTATTAAAATTCCAAGAGTTCCGCTAGAACTTCCAGTATCTATAGTTAAAGTATTAACATCTCCAAGCGATTGTGTTTCTGTAAAAGCAACTTCTGGTCCTTGATACTGTATATAAAAATCATTCGCTCCAATAGGCTTTTCCCAATCAATTTTTACTACTCCGTTTGAAATAACCGAAGCGGATAAAACGGAAAGTTTTTGTGGAGCTATTATTGGGCTAGCAATAGTGTATACTTCAGGATCATTATCTCCAGCAGCATTTGTAGCAGTTACCTTACACCTTACTACGTATCCAATATACTTAAGGTTTCTTGATGAGCTCCATTCGTCTTCATCTAAAAACAAGGTGCTTGATGTCTTGCCTGTTATATCAGACCAGTTGTAACCAAATGAGCTAAATGGGGATTTTTGCCATTGATATTTAAATGATGTGGGAGAGTTTTCCCATATTCCATTAGAAACAGAAACTGTCTCTTGGGCAGCATAAAGATAAACTCCTTCTTGTAAAGATAAGGCTGGTAACTCAGTGTTTTTTGGTTTTAAATCGAGAAGTGATTTCCATTCTGATCCGTCCCATATATATGCCGCTTTTGATTCATTCCAGGATGTACCATCATGAATCTGTACTTTTTTTAAAGGATTCCAGCTGGAACCGTCAAAAATATTTAGCGGCATTTGGTCTCCTTAGTACTGAATGTAAATATCTCCAGCAGAATTTCCGCTTGAAGGTGGCGTTACATTTGTTCCATAACTAATTTTGTTAACACTTGACCCAGAAACTCCATTTGTATATCCAGTAATAACTGTTCCGCCTAGCGCTACTGCTGTTCCATTTATATTAATCGAATTATTTTCAAGCATGGTGTTTGATATTACGGGAACTGCAGATGTTAATATCTTTCCAGATACATCTAGCCCAGCATATCCGCTAGGTTGATTTCTTTCATCTTCTGGCTGATATCCGCCAAGAGAGCTCTCGATACCGTCTATCGCTAAGTCTGTATAGTCATTGGCAGCAGTTAAAGTAGTTGATAGGCCAGACGTCAAATCAATAGATGTGGCATATCCAGATATTAATGCGCCTGTTGGTATTGTAACTATTCCAGTAAATGTAGGAGATGCAGTTGGTGCAAACCCTGGAATGATTGCTCCTGCTGGTATTGTTACTGTTCCAGTAAATGTTGGCGAAGCGATTGGTGCTTTTGTTGCAAGCGATGCTGTTACTGCTGATGCAGCAGTTTGATCTTGTGAAATGTAGTCTGAAATCTCTTTAAGGGTATCAAATGCTGTTGGTGCAGAAGCAATAACTCCTTCAATAGCAGAAACTAAATCTGAAGATCTTGCTATCGTTTGTGGGATAACAGATTCTAATATTTTGCTATTTAAGTCTAAACCAGCAATTCCACCAGAAGAATTTCTATCTGAAATTGGAATGTAATTTGTTAATTCTAAAATTGGGACATAATTTGTTAAGCTAGTATTAATTTCTGTTCTTAAATCGTCTACGGCTCCAAGTGCTGAAACTAAAACAGAAGTTCTTGCTGCTTGAGTTGCTGTAATTGCTCTTGAATTTGTAAAATACAAATTGCTTCCTTCTGGAATATCTGAAGTAGAGCTTATGTTAGATATTGGTGGAACAAAACCAGATAATGCTGTATCGGTATATGCTTTAGCAACAACTAGTTGGCTATCTACATATCCTCTTGTTTCTGAAATAAGCGGACCAACTATATCATTAACTCTTAAAGGAGTAAAATAAAGTCTTGTTCCTTCTTCTATATCAGAAGTTGTAAGTGAATTAATTGCAGTATTAGTAAATAGCTCTGAATCTGCTTTTGCAGTTAGCACAGCCTGATTGGCCTTTAATGTTGCGTCGACTAATGCAACTGCATTAGATTGATTTACTTTTGCGGCTGCGTCTGCTTTAGCTGCATCTAAAGCAATAGCTGCAGAACCGATTGCATCAAACATTGTAGCGCCTGCGTTTTGTACTCTAAGGTTTGTAAAATATAAATTAGATCCTTCTTCAATATCTGTTGTTGTTATTGAAGATAAAGCATTTTGTATTGCCAATAAAGCTTCTGCGTCTAAAGAAATCTGATCTGGAAGTTGTGATAGTGGCAATTTTCCATCTGATCCTAATGTGGCTACTCCATTTGCTTGTCCTGGCTTAAGGGCATAATTTGTAAGGGCATTCCATCTTTGCGTTCCATTACCAACCTTAAATTTAAGTGTATCGGTTTCTATTCCAATTTCACCGTTTAAAAGAAGTGGGTTGTTCGCTGTCCAGTTTGCTGCTATGTCTCTTCTTAATTGAATTTTTAATGCCATTATGAGCCTCCTCCATCAAGTGATGGTGCTTCGAAATCTTCGGAACCTCCGCCACCTGTTCCTAGTTCTGTTGTTTCTTCTTGTGTGCCGTCATATAGACCAGCATCAAATAAACTTTCTTCTACAAACGAAGGTGCAGGTAAATTGTCTGATGGATTTCCGCCATCGTAGCCTATAATTTCTGGCAGTACTTTTCCTGGTGTGTTTGGATTAGATAATGATTTAAAATCAACTTGATTTTGTATATCAATTGTATGTACATCTCCATCAAATGTGTGAGTATGCATATAAAATGGTGTGGGATCTGTGCTTGGTGGAGTCAGCTCTATCCAAGTGGTTCCATTATGAACACGCAAATTTTTAGTTACTGTGTTTATATAAATTTCGCCAACTTGTCCAAAAACTGGGTCTGTTGACAAAGCTAGAAGTCTTAATGGGACTAGCATTTGTCTAGACATGATTAACCTACTACAACTACTCTGTATTCTCCAGCAGCAGGTGCAGAGGCAAAGTTAATAGTTACAGAATTTGCAGCTGATCTTTGAACATCTGCTTCTACTTGAGCATATGGAACTGATGCTTCAAAAATCTGAACAGTTACGTCTGTAGTTCCAAGATTGTGTGTTATTGTATAAGATGTTGCTGAAGCTCCTAGAGTTTCTGCATATTTTCTAGCAATTGCGTGATAGGCTGTTCCATTATTTGTTAATGTCCATGTATCAGATGTCTCATTCCATAAAATCTCTACATCTGTTTCTGTGCCACGCTCTACTGTTAATCCAGCATCTGTTGTAGGTGTTCCAGTAAAATTGCTATTAAGCTTTACCTTATTATCTTCGATATTAATCTGAGTTGTATTTACAGAATTAACAGTTCCAATAACATTTAGGTTTCCGCCAACTTGCAAATTACCAGTAATTTCTACATTGTCTGGCAAGCCGATTGTTACTGCAGCATTGTGTCCGCTATTTGGAGATACTGTAACTTCGTTTGCTGTTCCAACAATTGTTGCTACATAATCGCCTGTTGTTTGTGAATCTAAATTAATATCTTTTACAGATACGACTCCTGCATTTACATTAAAGTCTGCTGCATCAAAAGAAGCAACACCTTTGTTTGTTGTGCTTGCATCTTCTGCTGAAATTGTAATTGCATTATTTGTTACAGCAACATCAATTCCTTCTCCGCCATTTACTGTTAAACCTTCTGTAAGAAGAGAAATTGCAGTTGTTCCAGTATCTCCAGTTATTGAAAGCTCTGTTGCAACATCTACTTCACCAGCTGCAGTTAATCTACCTTGCTGATCTACTGTAAATGTAGGTATCTTTGTTTGTGATCCGTATGAACCAGCTGTTACTGCAGTGTTATCTAAATCTATTGTTGTGATTCCTGTAGAATCAACATATGTTTTTGTTAACCCGACTCCGCCTTCGATTGATGCGCCAATTGCATCTTGAATTACTTCTTGAGAACCACTCATTGACTGCCATGGACCGTTTGGTGATGCTAGTCCATTGTAGTAGTACATAACATTGTCGCCACTGTTATAGTAAATTTGACCAATTACTGGGTTAGATGGTGCTGATCCTAAGTTTTGAATTCTAGCATTGAGTAATTCATTTTTGTTTAAATCAATGCTTACTAAAAATTTTCTTGCCATTTCTATATCTCCTTTTTAGGACAGGTATGCTGTCCCCGAAAATGGCTGGGCCATTGTCAATGTTATTTGGTTAGTACTATTATAGTCTATTCCAGTTTCTAATATGTCCCCAGAGCTTGACTTGACTAAGACATTAGGGTTAAACTGCAAATTATGATTTATTATAACTGAATATATGCCATTTACTGGACCAGTTATCTGGCTCATTTCCCATGCATACATAAATGATACTTGCTTGTCCAGAACAAAGCTGTCCTGAATATTCCAAGAATTTGAAACTAATGATTTTGGACCCCAAAATCTTGTGGTGTTTGTATCAAAATAGAAGTCTCCTGGGGCTCCAAGGGAGTTTGCTGGATTTCCAGCACCGCTGATAATTGTTCTTCCTGGGGACCCAGATGCTCTTACTACTACAAGTGGATTATTTTCGGTTACAATTAAGCGGGTTGCCATTATATAGTTACCGCCCTATTTAACGTTAGATATCCTTCTAGAAGTCTTGTTATATTAATGCTTGGATCAATTATAACTAAGTCATATGCAGACTTAGGATAAAAAAGCTTTTTAGTTCTTTCTGGTGATAGGGAAACTGAAAGCTTTCCTAGAGAAGGAGTTATAACTATTCCATCTTGCTCTGTTAATGTAAATGCTAACTTTTTTCCACCTTGTGTGTCTCTTACTTGCATTTTTGCTGTATGATGGTTTAATTGTATTGGAGCATTTTCTTCATCAAGATACTGTACTTCAAAAGTAAACGTCGTATTCTCGTCTACCTGAAAATTTTTTTGAGCTGCCATTTTTTTACCCCTAAAAGGAAATACCCTTACACCATTTTAGCATAAGGGCATTCCTAATTGACTAATAATTACTTGCTTGTAAATCCAAATTCTTTGTTACTTGGACTTAGTGCCTTTAAAATTACTGGAGCAACTGCTGCTACGCCAGCTGCAATTAAATCCTTTGGATTAGTATTTCCAGTCATATATAGAGCAGTGGCTGCTGCCAAAAATGCTCTTCCGTAAGTTCCTAGTGCTGCTAAGATCTGTTCTTGCATAGTTACTTTCCCATCTTTATTTAAATCAGCTTTATCAAATTTTTTGATAGCCATTTTGTCATCTCCATTTGGGCGGTGTTGCCCATGAATTTTGGTTTTACCCAATACTATTATTCTACCACTAGGCAGATATATCTACAAGCTCGCAATTTCCATCTGAGCTACATGCTAGGGTGGCAGAGGGTGAGGTTCCATCTTCTGTCTCATAAAACGATAGGTCTTCCCAACGAATATTATTGGGCATCTTTGCAACTAATGCCTCATACTCTTCTTTTGAGACCTCTTGATATGGTGCTTGTTTATATGTATGATCTGAATGAGGAAGGAATGAAATACCAGAAACTTCATCAAAGTTTTTATATACCCATGCCCCCACTTCCATCCATTCTTCTTCTTTTACAGAAACAGTAATTGATGGTTTGTGTTCACACCATGCACGTTGATAAACTAGCCAAATATTTAAATGATCAATTGCAGTAAGGTCATTTCTTACAATTGCTCCCTCTGGAGCTTTGACTGGAAATGAAAATACATAAGTCTCATTTGGCTTCATTACGTCATCTTCTACTGGAATTCCAACTTCCTTTAAAAATGTAGAAATTGGATCTCCCTTTGAACCACGAACTGTACGAATATAATATGGAGAATGCCATGGATGCATTCCTGAAGATACCCCGACCAATTGAGACACTGTTCCAGAAGGCTTTACACATGTAATGGCTGCAGACTCAGGAATCCCAATTTTCCCAGACTCTTCTTTATTTACTTCTCTTGCTTTTTCACGAAGAGTCATTAGGAATGCTTCAAGCATAACCAAATCTTCTTTTCCAGACATAAACTTGTGTCCAAATTGTCCAGTCAAGGAGACTCCTAGCAATCTTTCTTCTTCTGTGTTATCCTTCCATATCTTTCGAAGATATTTAAAATCAGTCAGTGTAGATTGCCATGTTCCAAGTATGGTTGCTAACTCAACTTTTCTTTGAATGTCTTTTTTAGTGTCATTTTCACGAACTACCACTTCTGAGAGATTGCAGAACTGATATGGACGCAAAATAATTTCAGAGCATGGATTAGTTCCATAGTGTATCTCTGGATCTCTTCTACCAAATTTAGCTGCTTGTGCTTGTGCTGCTGCAACGTTATAGATACCACGTTCTCCAGACTTTGAGTCATAAAGTGATTTCCATTCTGCAATAAACTGTTCCATTCCTGGCTTGCGTGAATATGCAACTGAGTTATTAGATAGTGCACGTTGTGGGCTTGCTTCCCACCAGTTACCTGATTTAGCTTGTGCCATTTCAATGTCATTTATATTTGAAAGTGATATCATCGCAGAGCGTCTAACTCCACCAACTACAACCACTTCGCCAATTTTGCACATTATGTCGTGACATTCAATCGGCTTTAGGTTTCTTCCTGTTGCACCTTTAAATTTTGAAATAGTAAAATCAAAAAGGTTAACCAGTGGTTGTGGACCAGATGAGCGACCACCCATTGTTTTTAATCTTGCACCAGAAGGTCTAACTTTTGTTACATCAATTGCTGGAATATACCCTGCCCAAAGTGAAGCAAGAAGTTCACGATATGCTTTAGCCCATCCTTGTTTTGAATCTTCAACTACAATAACTGTATCTGTTTTTTCAAGTTTTTCTGGTACGGCAGGAAGTTTATTAATGTACTTGTATTCTACTGAAAATCCAACGCCAGTTCCACACATCAAAACATACATAGTTTCATCAAAAGAACGTGGGGAATCAACTGGCAAGAAAGCACAGTTATACCCAGCTACATTATCTCTTTCAAGTGCTGCTCCAGAAGTCATTACAGATCTCATGGAGGGCATCACATTTCGTTCAAAAACAAACTCTTTTAATTCCGCAACTAGCTTTTCATTTGGAATGTAATTGTGATTTTCTTCTAAGTGGTTAGTCATAAAAGAAAAGTATCTATCTACTGTTTCTCCCCATGTCTCTCTACGTCCTTCTGCTTCTACCCATTTAGCATATCTTGATAGTGCAATAAAGTTTTCATAAGGATTTTCGATAGTATTTTTCATTTGTCGCCTTTTTCTTCCGCCATACGGATTGATTATTTTTTAAGTGAAGTCTAAGTGTATCAAACTTTTTTATAAAAGAAAAGAAAAATAATTTTTGTTGTTGTTTTTTAGTTAACTATAATATATAATACTCTATATATACATATATATAATATATGTTGATTTATGTTGATTTGCTGACCCCCCGACCCCCCTATTGGAAGTATACTATTTAGATATTCTTTGTCAAGAAAAAAATCATTTGACATGTTCTTAATTCAAATGGTATGATTATAGTTCGCTATCTCTAAAGGAGGAAATGCCAATGGAGAATATAAAGAAAAGTTTAAGCGATATTGTTCATCAATATGCTGCGATTGCAATTACAGTAATGTTTTTGTTTTCGAATACAGTTGGTGCACCAGCCGCTCAAGCTCTAATAGTAAAACCAAAGACAGAAGTACAACTTAAGAAAGAAACCTTAGAAAAGTACAGCAATACTGTTTACAAGCCTTCTCAGGCTCTGTCAGACGAAGATTTAAAAGATCTTTTAATGGCAGTAGGTTTTGAAGGTAAGGGCCTTAAAACGGCTTGGGCCATTGCTAAGAGGGAGTCCAACGGACGACCAATGGCATATAATGGCAACAGGAACACTGGAGACAGTTCCTACGGAATTTTTCAGATCAATATGTTGGGTTCACTCGGCACAGATCGTAAAGAAAAATTTAACTTAAAGTCAAACGTACTATTATTTGACCCAACTATAAATGCAGAGATAGCGTATCATATGACTAATGGCGGGATTAATTGGTCAGCTTGGAAGGGTTTAACCCCAAGAGCAAAGGAATTTTATTTGAAATTCCCTACAAATTAGAAAGGAAGTGTAATGAGGATACAGTACGTGTCTACTTACATTAAACTTTCGGAAGAGGGCCTTGTTCCCAAGCTTTTATGCCCACAGGATCAAGGCTCTCTTTTATGCAATGGCGACGGAGAGTCTTTAATATACCTATATTGCCTAGAATGCAATTATAAAAATACAATGGGTATAGCTAAGTATGAAGATATAGTAAAATTAGTAGATGAACAAAAAAGAGTTTGAGTTTGAGTCAGGCATAGTTTCCGAAACGGATGCTATGGGTAGAGAAATATGGTGGCTTGATGCAGGACGACCAGAAGGCGGAAACGAGTAATTTAGAAGATAGCCTACCAATGGTTACCTACATAATGCTTCATAGAATATATGACTTGCTTAGCCTTATAGCCAGCAAAGTTGCAGATCCAAAAGATGTTGAAAAAATGATTGAGTATCACGAGGCGGGATATCTATTAGGTCCAGTTCCGTCTTTTAACCCAGGAGAAGAAAATGAATAAAGAGCAAATATTTTTGTTTATGGTTGCCGAGTTTGAAAATGCAAACAAAATGGCTATGATGAATAGCGGAATGTCTGAAGAAGAAGCAAATCTTAAAAATGAAGAATACTCGGCATCTATAAACTTTTTGCTAGCTCAGGTCGTAGAAAAAATGTTTGAGAAAAACATATTTTAGTATTGATTTTTAATAACATATATACTATTATAGAGTTACGCTAGTTGAGTCAATCCTGGCGTATGCATGAAAATGCACAAACCCCCTACGGATCCGCCTCCGTAGGGGTTTTGCATGATATAATATAATTACTATGGCACATCACTTTGCAAAGTTTATGACTAGTCCACAGTTTAACCACAACTGCGATGGAACCTGTAAAATTAAAAAACACCATAAAAAAGAATCAATTTTAGAAAAACTACTCAAGAGGGTTGGTAAAAAATAATGTTTTATGACAGAGAAGATTGCATCAAGGCATCATTTTTCCCAGATGATTATGGAACTCCAAGCGGAGTGTTTTTATTCAAGGGATTCTACACAGACGAAGAGTGCAAGACGGTAGAAGACGCATTAAGAGATTATGATCTTAGCGGAAACTATACCGATACTCTTATAAACTGGTATGCAAATAAAGTCAGTCCACCACTCAAAGAGTTACACGCACTTTGGGAAAAGGGTAGCGAATTGCTATACCCAGAGTATGTAATGCACCCACAAGCAAACGTTCTTGTTATTGTTCCAGAAATGAATGAAGGAATGTTTACCCACTCGGATTCTCCTGGAAAGGGAGAATGCCATAGATTATCACAGGTAGACGTATGGAAGACATGTTGTGAGCTTGATTATGGTCTAGTAGCTTACTTTGGAGATTTTGAAGGCGGAGAAATTTTTTATGTAAACATTGATAAAGATGGAAATAAAAGCGATGCGGTTGCAAGGGAAAATGCCCTAACGATAAAGCCAGAAAGAGGCGACCTTGTTATACACGGTGCTTTTAATCCACATGCTCACGGAGTAATGCCAGTTACTTCTGGAAGAAGATATGCTTTCTCAAACTTTGTGCTAAAAGCAGAAGATAACCCAGGAACATTTTATAACTACAAGACTCCAGAATATTACGAGCAGATTAAAAACAAAGACACACAAAGTCTTAAAGATTTTATT